ATATATAAATATTCGTTCGAGGGTTAGTTGTAGGGGCTAAAGCCCCTGAAATCACTAGTCTTCTGTGTTTTCCTCGTCATTATCCATAGTTAGAGTAGTTAGGATTAGCGCCTCCACCAGGGTGACTAGTTTCTTGACACGTCCGGCTTGCGACCAGTCTAAGTACTCCGCATGTACGACAGCCTCTTCAGCAGATCCACGCGCAATTAGTAGAAACTGGGTACGGGCGGGGGAAGGACCCCTACCAAACCCCTCCATTATATTTGCCGGAACCGACCCCAGTGCTCTATATAGCTGGACCGCCCCAGGATCCATCGCAACGACTTTGTCTGGTTTGGTGTACGTGGCGAATTCTCGGGCTTCTTTGGTAAGCTGAGTCCCGAGCTTAACCACATCCGAATTACGGAGTTCGTGTAGACCTTTTCGTACATCCGCTAGAAGCGCGGATTTTCGGTCTATCAGCCTCAGCTCTGCTTTTGTCAGTTTGCTCATCGCTTATCTCCTAGGGCATCATCACCCACAAATACCTTATCGGTCGCACCTGGGGGAACCTTAGCCCTATTTACAGACACTAATCATTCTCGTCAGTTAGTCCTAACTTCTTCATGGCTGCTTCTAGCCGTTTGTTAGCCCGATCCATATCCGCCTGGACTCTCTCGTAGACATCACAGACCGCTATGAAGTCAACCTCAGCCGCCTCAAGCTCATCAATATCCAGTTCTTCCTGCGTCTTGAACCTTGTGATAGTCATCATTTCCTCCATTTGTATCGGGATTCTTCGTCCGAATCGTGGATGCCCGACCAGAACCAAGCAAAAAACAGTACCACTATCACACAGAATATTGCGAATGTCATTTCTCGTCACCTTTCGTCGCGGCGTCCCATGCCTTAGTCGCCTCGGACAATTCTGTTTTTGAACTCTCGCGCATCTTCTTTCCAGCCTCAGCCACCCTCAGTAAAGCGCGAAGTCTGTCAATTGTCTCTGGTAGTATGTGAGTTTTGTCTGATTCTTCGTCAGTACGCATACCATCCCACCACCATTCAAGCTCTTTAATAAGGCGTTTGGTATCTCTCATTTATTCTCTCCTTTCAACGCCGCGAGGGCGTCGTCAAGCTTTTCGCCGCGCTGCTCCCCGTAGCTATATTTCCAGCCGTCATTCCTATCTAAGTTGCGAAGTGCTCGCGCCGCCTCAGCCACAGCCTCAAGCTTCTCCAGCCTGTCCAGGATTGGCACTAAACTGTTTCGCATTTCGTTTACGTAGCTTGGGTGGTTGCACCCAATCCATGGCGCAGGGCTAAGAGCCGCTTCCAGTTCACGAAGACGCTCGATTATTTCTTTCATTTGTAAAACTCCTCGCTTTCGTAATGCCCAGTCGCTACCTCAACCACAGGACGAGCACGGCAGGCGGCTTCGGCTTTGTCGTATTCTGACCTAAGTTTAAGTGCTATGCGCGCCGGGCAATAGGCCAAGTCTGTTCTTAGACGTAGTGCAGCCTCAAATTCCGCCTCGGACATAACTAGGAAGCGTTCGGTTTTGTTGGTCATTTCTTCTCTCCTTCTAGCACCGCGAGGGCGTTCAGTTCGTTATGTGCTGTATCAACCCAATTACTGAAAGGTGCGCGGACACATTTCTTCACCTCTCCCCATAACATTAGCGAACTACCTTGATCAGCAGCGCCTATGAAGCGAACTTCACGGGAGCGGCAGGCGTCCGAGGCTTTGTCGTACAGCTCTTTAAACTCATTGTATAAGTCGTCCGAATGTAAACGACTCGCAGACACTAGGTTTCCCAACTCTTCAGTACTCACAATGTAATATTTCTCGCTCACCGCTTAATCTCCTCAGCTTGTCTAACTAGTAGACTAGATTCTGGTTCGTATTGTGTGAAGTGTGTCGCCCACTCAGGTACCTCCCGCGCACGGCAGGCGGCTTCGGCTATTAAAACGTCCTTACTTTCGTCAGTGACACAATATCCATTGATAGTTGCAACGGTTACTAATTCTTTCAGCTCACTCTCACTTACAACGAAATAGCGCTCTGTTTTGTTGGTCTTACACGTACACCCGTCCCCAGGATACGAATACTCGTGCCTGTGTTGAGACATACAATCAGAAGAGTGACCAGGATTGTTGGGGTCATGTTCTATTTTGTTGGTCATTGGCAATCACCCTTCATCAGCTTGTCGTAGGCCAACATTCCGTTGGTCAAGGTCTTCCCCAGATCCTCAGTGTTGTAGGCTAGCTCTTCCCTCATCTCCTTAGCCACCTTACCCAACTGCACGATGTCTTCGGCGTGTGTGATCAATAGGTCCCCTAGTTCGTCATATTCAGAGTGTGCTCCTCTTGTAAGCTCCTCAATCCGCGCCAGCGCTTGTGCGAATGTCATAATCACCTCATTTTGCTATTGGATCACAACTCTCTCTTCCATATCGGCTACGAAACGCAAAAACTTTAATCTCCGCCCCATTATGTGCGCAAGTCCCAGTATACACGACACACATTGAGGGTGGAGGGGTCATGTAGCTAGTCGAGAACCCCCACACTTCAATAGTATTCCCACACTTCCAGGCCCTAGCCTCCTGCATAGGCCATGGTTCATTGGGTACCGGCGTACACCCCTGATCCGAAAATGACTTGTTCACCCTCGCTTCTAACTCCGTACACGTCGTAGAATACGTCATCAATAGCTGCTTCGAGGTAACTTCGCTCCCGTTTATCCGGTAGAATGCGAGCAAACATAGGGTCAAGAGAAAGCATAGTACTAAGAACTTTGGGGACGTAGGCCCTGGTCTCTGCGGGGAGGGCGTCAAAGCCCCCTTCACGGTAGCGAATAAGCCCCGCATACCCGCTATTATAGAGAATAAGTCCGCACTTAAGGCCCCCGCAGGAGCGCATGTAGTATTCGAGGAGTAGCGTACCATATGTTATATTCTCCTGTGGGTTGAATATGTTGACCGGGCCGCTGATGTTATGCTGGTTCTGTACTTCCTGTATCGCAATGCTGGTCATTTGTGTCAGGCCCAATGCCCCCATCGGACTCTGGGCTATCGGATTTCCCCCCGACTCCGTGAGAACTAGCGCCATTATCAACGACTTGCTGAGCATGTATACGTCCTTTCAGCTGTTCACTTAGGGCACGAGCACCTGCTTCCATGCCAGCCAAGTAGACTTCCTCGATTGCGCGGGTCAGAGTCTGGTTCGTTCCGCGCTTAGCTAATTGTCGGATTTTTTGTAGTGCAACTTTAGCGATCATTTGAAACTCTCAAAGGTTTTGCAGGTTATAGTGCCAAACCTGATCGGCACCGTCCATTGTAGGGCGTCATTGACGCTCTTAGTAAGCTTATCGGTCAGACCGGGTAAATCTTTAAGTCTTTCGTCAGGGCACTGGAAAATAATTTCATCGTGAATAAGAGCAACGAATTCAAAGTCTTGCGCCTCTTCAAACATGTATGCGCAGTACAGATCAAGGACCCCGGACGCACTGGACTGGATGAATGCGTTAAATGCCTTGTGTGGTTCGGGGGTTATTCGGTACCAGAAGGGGTTTACCAGGAACCCGTCTTTCTCCACACGAAATTGCAAGGTGTCTGCAAACTGCCTCAGCCCCGAGAATAGGTCCCAGTACCTAGCCCTTACCGCCTTGGCCTCATGGAACGTAAGATCAACTCCCGCCTCCGCGCATGTCTTCTGGAGCTTCTTAGCCCCCATACCGTAACCAAGTCCGAGAGCACAAACTTTTGCAAACGTCCTCGGGCTCTTAAGTACCTTCTTAACCGCCTCAGGATCGCTAAGCCAAGAATTGAAGAGTCCTTCATCCCATGCCTTTCGTATCTTGTGCGCTGTGGGTGGCAGTACGCTGGCCGTCATCAGGTACACGTCATCGATCATCAGGATGTCGCCATCGTAGTACGGGGCCTTACCGATCCCGTCAACTGTGGCCCACCTGTACCGCTTGTCCTGTGAGAAGTGGGCGGTTACAGATGGCTCAAGGGATATAACGTCCTGTGATACGAACGTCTTACCCTCGTCTGCACGCCAACATCTCATGAAAGGCTCATCCCTTCGAGCCATGGCAGGGAGGTTGAGGTTGACAAACTTACCACAATTATTGACTTTGTGGTAAAATTCTTCAATTCGCCTACTCATGTAACCCCCCGGAAACTCTATTAGTTCTTGTGCCAGCCACTTTCTGCTCGGGGAAGCACCTGCCGCCGCCATCCTTGGCCATCCACAAGGTAGAAAGAGCCTGAGAGAGTACCAAAAGCCGCTTACGGCGCTTGATCAGGATCTCACCAGACGCCCCCCAGGTCGCCAAGTGCTTCGATTTGAAGCTTGGGTACTGTTTAGCGGCCTCTTCCGGCGTAATCTCCTTGGCTTTGACCCGTGCCTCGCCCTTATCGGTTAAATGCTTGGCAGACATACCCAGAACGCCGCAGAAAAGCTCTTTTAGCTGCTTATTTGAGCCAATATTGAAGTCTTCTGGGGGGTTCTCGGTCATTTCTGCCCACTTTTCGATGTTTTGAGCGTGATACGCCTTGAATTCGGCCTCAATCTTGTCAACATCTCGGTCAATCTCGTAAACATACCTCTCAAGGGGCTCGATGTCAATCTTTACTCCCCTACGGTATGCCGAATTCATCAATCTGGTGCGGTTGTGGTACAGTGGCCAGTCTTTTTGCCATACGCCGTCAAGTAGAGGCGCGAGAGCCTCGTATAGCTCAAGGGTGACTGCTGTATCTGCTTTATTATATCGCTCCAGTATGTCCGCCGGTAGCAGGTGTATGTGCCCCCCAAAGCGGCTCCGAACTCCCAGCGATCTAAGGTAGTCATCACGCTCGTCTTTGTGGTGATGCAGATCTCTTTGTAGTACACGGGACGCGACGGCCTCAAGCGTGAGCCCCAGATCTGGTGAGCTTTCTTCATCTAACACATCCTCCAGGAAGATTTGGTCACGCCAGTCACCACCATTGTCATGTAGCTGTCCCAGGCGCATAGTATCGGCGAACCAGTTGAACGTCAAATCTGGGTAAAGTGTCTCAAAAACACCCTTTTCAAATGCCAGGTTATGGACGATAAGGGGGCGGCCCGTAGCCGCCAGCCTTCTGATAGCCGCCTCGATCTGAGCGGGGTCCATGGAGAACCAGGACTCGATATCGAACCCATTGCGCCATGACAGCGCAAGGGACTGGATACTGAACCCCGGCTTCCACCACCGGAAACTGGAAACTCCCGACGCATCAACTGTTTCAATATCGACTGCCAGTGGATTCATCGTACCTCCTTTGACGTAGGCGGATCCGGTATATGTGCTGATTACTTACCCCAAATTTGGCGACCAGGGCGCGAACGGATTCAGTAGATGCACAAATTTCATTAACTTGCTCTGTCGTAATCTTGCAGCGCGGACTTATCCCACCTCTTGTTGGTTTGGCCCGACCGTAATCGAACCCGTGCTTTATGTTTTCGCTACGAGTAACCCACTCTAGGTTTTCAACTCGGTTGTCGTCTCTCACGCTATTTCTGTGATTTACATCCGAACATTGCCGGGGGTTCGGGATGTATAACTCCGCAACTAACCGATGGACTCGCCATTGGCGCTTAACCCCGTTTCGCCATAACCAAACCATAAGATACCCTTGACGGGTCTTATTTAATTTTAGTTTTCTTAGCTGCCCGGCACGCATAGAGAATACCCCGCCTGACTCATCCACAAAGTATTCTCCGCGATCCGTAGGAAGGGGGCGCATGATTATCTCCCCTTTAGATTAAGGATCGAGCCCAGATCGGCCTTTACATACGGGGGGACTGTGTCAACACCCTGCAGGCGTGGAGTAATCCCGAAAATCTTCTTGACCTCCTTGGTTTCCAGATCCACGGATTTCCGTACAAGATCGGTCTGCATTTGGATTACACGGCCTGACTTACCTTCAGCGTTCGTCATTGACCCGATAATCACGATATCCCCAAACTGCTGGATCATGGACTCAGCCACTTGGTAGCTCTGCAGGCGGGGCTTAGCTGCCTCGATCTCGCCCGTAGCCTTGTTGACCTCAGTCACGTCCAGGATACAGGTCACGGCGATGTCCAACCCCAATTCAAACTGCAGGTTACGCAGGCGGGATAGGCAATGGTCCATCATGGCTATTGTCGCTGGGCCTTCCTTGAAGCTGTCATGACCGCCGCCCTTGGTGGTGCATATCGCCTTCCATTTGCCGGTGGCCCTAACGATCTTTTCCAGCTCGGTCAGACCATCTAGCGCAATCAGCCTGAACCCGGCAGCCTTGACTGCGGCGGCGTCCGTAGCTGCGTCGAACCGGGCTAAGGTGGCATCAGCGGAGAGCGGGCCGCTAGCATCACGATCAAGGGTGATAGCGGTTACATTCTTGCCGGTCTTGCGGGCAGCATCCACACCGTGAACCTCTGCGCCTGCAGTCAGATAGAGAACTTTGCCTGGGTAGGTGCCGATAAGATGACTCTTACCTGCGCCGGAAGGACCAGCAATCATAAGACTCAGACGATCTGCCAGTGTACATGTCTCTTCGGCTTCAAAATTGAACACAGTTATTCTCCTTTTGCGGGTACGGAACCGCGTGTGCATGCATATATGTCTGACGGGGTGGTGTACGCACGTTGGCACTCTACTAGTTTAGCTCGCTCACACTGCATCAAATTTAATATTGCGGATATAAACAAACTTATGAGCAATCCTCCACTCACTTTGAACTCCATTAGTAGTCTCCTTTGCGTTGGTATTTGCCGAGTCCGGCCTGTCTCAATATCTTATCGTTATGTTCCCGAATTTCATTTAGCTTCGCTGCCGCTAACAATTCCTTGTTCATGCGGTACGTGCGCTCCTTGAGCCACTTGCAGAACGTGTCCCAGTCAGCGGGAAGCCTAGTGGCCTGATATGTACGGATATCACTTACACGATTCGGTTTACCCATCTTCCGCCCTCCGATAGTAGCATGGGTTCTAGTATCGGGAATCCTTCAAAAATAACAGGAGTACCAATGATAGGACGATCCAAGGTAAGTTTACCGTACTCGTAGGCCAGGGCCTCCCGGTCAATAAGACAACCCCCATTAACGCCCCATAACAGATTCCTTGGATTGCTAACATAATCAATACGAAACTCAGTATGGAAGTGACCGCAGATATGATGAACACCGCGCTGAGCTGCCACTTTTTGAGCATCCTTCGATATCCCATGCGCTACGTAGATGATGTCTTGCCCGTGATGGATTGTTAAATCATCTACAAACTTCCACTTTTTACCTACGCCGTAGATGTCGTTGTAGTTTCGCAGGAACTGGACGGGCAGCCCCGCGTCCTTCATCTTGCGAACTGGTAGGTCCCCATGGTTGGACCCCACAATGATCATCTCCGGGAAGATCTTCTCCAGGATAGATACCTTGTGCTGTATAGCCTCCAGCTCTGCACCAGGAGCCAGTAGGTTCGGGTCCTTGGTGTGAAACGAAATGCTATGCCAGTCTACCATGTCACCTAACGACACTATCAAGTCTGGTTCGTACGCGTCCCGCAAAGCGATCAAGAACTTGAATGCGTCCTTGTGCTCGTAAGGGATATGAAGGTCAGACAAACATAGAATGGTCTTTTTCTGGAACGGGAAGTCTAGTCTCACTTGTGCTCCCATCGGATGTTAAGGGCCTCGAACTCGTCTTTGTACTCTCCCCATAGGGCCGCGAAGTAGGGATCGAACACATAACCTGTACAATGGTCTTTAGAATGTCGATTACCTCTGCCAAGTTGCTGTATAGTCGTCTCAAGAGTTTTAAGCGCATACCACTTTCTCCCATCGGGTCTCCCTAATCGTTTTTGGACGTACATGTCACCTTTATTGGGGAACTGCAGTCTCGGTATGATAATGGTTCTGCAGGCGTCGTCGGGAAGGTCGATTCCCTCAGAGCACCCAGCCGCGAGCCAGATTCCACCAGACTTTCTAAAACGCGCTTCAATCGTTGCCTTGTTTCGTGGGCTGTTTGAAAGTACTCGTAAACCGGACAGACACTCTTTGTACTCATTCATATCTCCGTAGGTTACATGGACAAGCATCGGTTGTTCGCCGCTCTCCATATATATTCGGCGGATTTCGGAACAAACTTTAGGAATATCTTTTCGGTCTTCTCTGTCAAGTCCCCTAACGTATACGGGCCTGTTCTCTGGCGGGGCTAGATAAGGCCGGGTCACCCAAGCCCATTTGCGTCCATTTGCCAGTTTCTCCGTCTCGTACTTGGTCAGGGTGCCGGACATCAGGATCACCTTGGCACTACCGAACAGCGTCTCCACGATCCCCATCGGGTAGTCCACAACGTCGATATGCAGTTGTTCCAGCTGGCGGCCCTTGATAGACTTTCGGACCCGAGTCAGAGAGAATACCGAGTTCTGTTCCTGGCCCACGGCTGCGTAGTAGAGCACCCCTATCTGTTCGTACTGACGTACTATTTGCTTGGTGGGCCGGGTGGTCGCGGCCTCTCTCAGTTCATAAAATCGTTGCTTGATCCACCGAACAAGCTGATACTCACTGGTGATCCCTTTCGGAAGACCCGACGACGATGTATTAAGCGTACACGTGGCGCTGGAGCGAAGCATTTCGCCAAGAGTATGCGCTTCATCGACCACGATATATTCAACCGATCGTTCCGACCTTGGGCACGTGAATATAGCAGACAGAGGGTTAAATATTGACTGCGCCTGACGCCTGGCATTCCGTTTTGCTGTTTCGTATGTCTCGGATGTGTCATAGTTGTCTTTTCCCATTACCGCGTTCAGCTCAGGGTAGTCTTTCTGATACTGGCGGATCAAGTTGTTGTTTGCTGTTACTATGTCTGTACGCGGCCACTTACGCTGCCAGCCCCGAGCCATGTAGCTCTTACCGTAACCTGGCGGAAGATTTAGACCTATTACCTCATACCCCTCAGCGAAGAGGCGAGAGACTTCGGCGTCAATCTCCAGTTGGTGGTTCCTTGCTGGCTTTTTCCCGTCGTACATTAGTTCTCCATGCGCGTCGCTCCGCGTTCTGTATTTGGGTGCAAGCTTTGTGACAAACGTCGCAAAGCACTCTAGCCTTGTCTGATGTACAAAACAACCGCTCCACATATTCCGACCACCCGATTTCTCGATCTACTGGTACCAGGGGCGGGTCGTGGTCAAGCCACATCCTCAGATAGCCTTTAGGGTTCTTCTTGCTCACCTGAGCCTTCCCTAAGGCCCCACACATTTCGCACTTGTACCAGACCCCAGGACGCTTTGTCGGTGCGCCGCTCTTAGTAGTTCCCGGCACCTCAACACGCACTCGGTCAAACGATGCCTTGCGCCCAGGGAACCTAAAGTAGATGCGTCTGAGTGCTCCGCGAATCAGTCCGGTAAAATACGCGGGGGTCCAGTCACCATTCTCGATTACCCCTTGCGGGATATTATGCTCAATAGAATTCGCCGTACCACTCTTTGGCGACTCGATCTCGCTGTTGTTTTGCTTCGTCATGCGTTGAGTAGCTCCCGATGTGAAAATATTTACCGCCTACCGACATATACGCCTCGAACGAATTGCCGTCCTCTCTACCCCGCACGCCATGTCGGTGTCGGTTAACGCTATTCTGTATGACGGAACATGGCCGTAGGTTATCTACGTGGTTGTTCTGTTTGTTACGGTCAATATGGTCTACCACGACCGGCCATACCCCGCCCCGTAAGAAAACCGCGAGACGGTGAACTAGATATGACTTTTGGCGGATCTTTACCACACTGTACCCATCACGTCGCAAACAACCAACAGGGGCCCCAATATTCACACCATATCTTGGTGATATTTTCCATACGACAACCCCGTCGCGCAATTCCACATAATCTGAAATGTTCATTTTTTACCTGCTTGTGTGTAGGCTTGTAATACCGCGCGGCGCAACCCGTCCAGCTCTTTAGGATGTGACCAGACAGAATTTACCCACTGCATTAACTCCTCTGTTAGTCGTTGAGGCGCACCAGCTTCCGCAAACGCGCTAGATAAAGACCAGATTGTTTGATGACGCGAGCTAGGCGACGTTTCAAACGCTTTCTGAAGACGAAATAACGCGATCCGCGCAAGGTCTGCAGTTGTGATTCCAAGTGCCTCTTCTTTGCGCTCAGGCGGGCTAACTCTTGGTACGACAAGAAGTGATCCGCCCCGATCAAACATTTTATGTTTTCTAATTCCTGTCTTTTTGCTCTTTCTTCCGGGATTGCTAAGAAGCCTAGCGTGCTGATAAAGGGTTTCATCTACTTTCCATCCTTGTTGTCTGACCCATGTTAGCTGAGAGTAGGGGACATCAACACCAAACATTTCCTCGCAGTGGATGTAAATGTGTGCCCCCTTGCCTCCGCTGAACCACACGGAATGTTTCAATCCGCGCTCACTCAACTGATTTGATATCGAATACGTGTCAGCTAAAGCAGTGAAGAGATCATTCTCACGGTCAATATCGATAATGAGAAAGCGAGTATAAACAGGAAAGCGAGCGAGCCCCACGCTATTGCCCTGTGCACGAATTTCAAGCGCAGCGCTTTCTTCAAACCAGTAGTGCGTACTATATCCAGCGTCGTCTCTCCCGTAAAAATCTTGTAGTGCGCTGACGGGTATCATTGTACCTGAGCGCAAGTAAGGTTCGATGCAATACTCTGTGTAATACATAAAATCCTGCAAAAATAGGGGTCCGAAGACCCCCAGGAGTTGTTAGAACGGCAGATCGTTAGTGGCTGCCGGTGCCCCCGCGACAATGCTTGCCGTGGCTGCTGATATCACCTCCAAGATCTTGGGGAAGCCTTGGAGCTTCATCGCGTTCTGTTTTGCGTATGCGTCAGCCGCTTCGTACCCAGCAAACACAGTCGGGATGACTGCGTTACCATTCTTATCGCAGATCTGATACTGCGATACTTCACCGTCCTTACCGACGAACTTCGAGTGGTTCGACGTGTATCCCATTCGTACCGACAACGTCTTACCTACGAAAGTCTTCTCAGGATCAGAGAACAACTTAGCAATCAACTGCATTGCTGACGTGTACTCAAGCGCAACACCGAAGCCACGAAGGAACGCTTCGATCTTGTTGTACTCACTCAAGGACTTCTTAGATCCAAAGAGGAACGATTTCTCCGCTGTGGTGGGGATCGGAAGGAAGTGCGAAGTCATCTGACCGCTCTCGCTCTCCATCACAAACTTGACATCCACCCACTGCGAGTCGAACTGATTGGAGTCGCCGATTTCCACCGCCTTGATAATCAGCGAGTATGTACCTGGATCCTTAATCCACTTCCCACCTGTGGACGCTTGCTTTGTCTTGAATTCTTCCGGTGTCAGTGTCGGGGTGGCTGCGGTTTGAAATTGAATCTTGCTCATTCTTTCTACCTTTCTTAACTTTGGGTGCTATAATTTCGGCTGGCTTCCCAGGCCGAGGTTCGGAATCTTTGGTCTGTGCCCAGAACGTGTTCACGTCCTTGGTGCGGTCATACGTATCACATGCGGCGGACAGCGGGCACTTTGTGCATGGGTTTTGCCAACCCGGCTTCGATAACGGTCTACTGGGTAGTAATCGGTCGGATTCGTCCATTCCTTTAGCCGTTATTTGAAACCATTTTTGCAGCGACCGTAAGTGCCTGTGATAAGGGAGTCCGTCCACCGATATCTCACCGGATGGAGTGACCATCACGCTGAACTCGCGCTCACCCGCCACCACGTAGGAGTCAAGATCGTCCCCCCACTTCCAGAACGTACTTACCAGTCGCCCCTTGGTGACCTTGTGGACCGCCATGTACGTCACCAGCTGGGCTAACTGCTTCTCGTCGATGTTGCCCTTGTCGATAATCTCCCGAGCCCGGTTGGCACTGGTGATCGACTTCTTTTCCACTATAACAGGTCCGTCAGGAGTGTCAAGCTTAAAATCGTAGCGCCCTTCGATGGTCACGCTGGTCCCAGCTATGGGGTGGACGAACTCTTGCTCCCGGACGAAAGGTACCTGATTAAAAGTCAGTTTACTTGCGTACCTAGCCTCGTCAATATCGCCTATCGACTTGTACATGGGGTCGATCGTGGCGTCCTTTTCGAACCGCCGTTCCCAGACCACGTACCGGGGGCAGGACGACTCGTACATCGTGTCCGCTTTGTCACCCATGGTCCAGGTCGCCTTGGATGGGCTGAGTCGTCGTTTACCTTGCATTGTTCCACTCCTTGAGTAGCTCGGCCTGTTCTGCGGGTGTCGGCACGGTCAGTCGCCGCACTAGCTGCTTGGCTTCCGCGTTGGTCAACAGGGTGCCGCTCTCAAAGTTTCTGCCCCGCCTAATCGACATGACCTGCTTGGCTGAGTAGGGGTACAGGATGACGTTTGCCGTGACCACTGTAGGCAGGTCGCCGTCCAGTGTATGAGGGCTCCGAAACGGCAATCGGGGGGGTGCGTAACTCATGTATTTCCCTCACCTTTTTTAGAGCCTTTTTCTGTGGGATCTCCCGAAGACGGGGGGCCGCTATCACGGTATTGCCCAGCCTTAGAACGCCTCGTAGCGAGGTATTCGGCGATCGGTACGGATCGGACTGGTCCGCCCTTGGGTTTGTCATACGACGGCAGCCGGACATCGATAAACGTCTCGGGAGTCTCGTAGTACAGCGGCTCAGCGCCGGACTCAAGATCTTGAAATATCTGCACTAAATCTCTCCTCATGTCAAAGTCTCACTCTGCACTATAGCGTGGGTTGTATGGGCCGTCTTCGTGTCTAGGGTCGTCGTAGCCCGCCATATCGCGGCGGTAGTCTTGGTGTTCTTGACTGAAAACCTCATCCTCCATCAACCCCTCATACATCTTATCGGCAGATCCCGAATTAACTTTAGGTAAAAAACTCAAATTTTTATCTCCTTTCTTTGGTCGCTGTTTTGTAGCCTCATACTCTTCTATACTTACCTTACGCACGGGTGCGGGGGGGCGGTCGTATTCAGGTAGCCAAACGGGATCGGACTTCGCGGGTCCTAGCATTGGCTCCAGATCGCGGTTCAGAGCCTCAGCAGGTACATCATTGCGGTTAAATCGTGGTGAGCGATATGGCGCATTTTCAGGCGTACCCCGATCTTCGCGGCGCTTGGCCCGGTTCCGAGCGTCTTCTTCCCTTTGCGCTGGAGTAGCGGTCAACAAACCCCGCTCGGTCATCTTGTTGTCTTTCCTAAGATCCTCTCGTATAGCTAGGGCTTTGGCTCGATCACCCCCACACAAAGCTACTAGTTTGTTCGTGAACCGAAGACGCGTGGCGCTCCAGAACACCAGAAGATATGTGCGCTCTCCGGGGGTTAATGACCTCCAAACCTCTCGGTATTCCGGGTCCGGGCACCCGGCAGCCCTATACACGCGGCTCACCTGCTTCGCGCTCAGTAGATAACGCAAGCCAAGCATTTTTTCTTCTGTCCAAACTGTAGACGGTGTGCGGATCATTTGTCGTGTTCCTTACATTCTAGTTAGTTAACTCATTAGCATAACTACTGATATACATAAAAACAAATAATGCATAATCTTTCTCAATCGCCAGGGATCTATACTGTATAAACACAGCCCCACCTAGCAGGGGGGGTTGGGGGGGTAGAGTCTTCGGCCCAGCAGGGCCACCTACAAATACCTTATCGGTTGCTGGTTGTAGAACTTGAGTCGAATGGTGAAGATAGTTAGTCCATCTTGTAGTGACTTGTTGTAAGTATATATAATATATAAGTATATAGTAGGTACCAATGATATACAAAGATCCTAACTTGCTCCAACATAAGGCCCTTGAACTGATTGAGCGCCACCTGGACCAACTGCTTGCACAAGGTGACGTGGCGAACAGCATGGCGATAGTGATTCAAAACTATACGAAAGTTCTTATAATGGCGGCTAAGGACCAGCGAGATCAGTTACGCGGATTTAACCCATCCGCATATACTGACGAGGAATTGGACCGGTTAGCCTCCGCAGCAGAGAAATCCTTAAGTGAAGAGAAATCAGATGATGACACAGACGAGACTTAAAGAATTACTGCACTACAGCCCAGAAACCGGCGTGTTTACTTGGCTAGTCAACCGAAAGCGCGGCAAGGCAGGATGTCCGGCGGGACACATTGAGCCTAACGGCTACTTATCTATCGGTATAGATGGGGAGCGCTACGGGGCCCATCGTTTGGCGTGGCTGTATGTTCATGGCTCCCTGCCGAAACAAGAAATCGATCACATAAACCGATTCCGGGCAGACAACAAGATCGAGAATCTAAGAGAGTCTACTCCGGCAGAAAACATTTACAATCGCGGAGTAAGCCGAAAAAATACTTCCGGGTACAAGGGCGTCACACGATCCCTTAAGCGGTGGATGGCCTTGATCAAGGTGGCCGGCAAAAGCATATATCTGGGGACATATACCACAAAACAAGAGGCGGCCCAAGCGTATAATGCCGCAGCCCGTAAATATTTTGGTGACTTCGCATATCAAAACCCCGTCGAAGAGATAAAAAATGAAGGTGACAGTCAAACCGACTAAGCGATTGATTCTGATTGATGAATTGAACGAAAAGCATTTTCCAGGTAATCCTATCAAGTTCTCGGACAGAAAGACTTTCTTTTTGGCAAAGTCTGGTTCCGAGGTTATTGGTTGGTGCGGGTATACCCTCCTACCCTATGGGGTGGCTGAGATCTACCGCACTGGGGTACTATACGACTTCCGCAACATGGGTGTCAAGAAGAAACTTGTCAAAGCCATGGAGCGACACGCGGTCAAACAAGGGGCCACCTTGATGCAGTCCTACTGCAGTACGGACAACATGGCGTCCGCTAACTCGCTGATATCATCCGGTTACAAACTGTATATGCCTGAAGTCTACGACGAGGGCGATCATAGAGACTGGCTTTGCTGGCGTAAAAAAATCAAATAAGAAGAGAGACTTATGACATTCGTAAGACCCGCTGAACCAACAGACTTGAACTTCATCATCAACTCGTTCCTGCGCTCGCTAAGGGGCTACCCTGGGCTCAAGAGCATGCCAAACGAACTGTACTACTACGAACAAACTAAAAAACTTGACGGCCTGATTCGGGCCTCCAAGGTGCTAGTCTCCTGCAATCCCGAGATACCTGACCAGATTTACGGGTACGTGATCGGGGTACCAAACAAGGAGACGCACTTTGTATACGTCAAGTTCACATACCGCAAGTTCGGGCTGGCCCGCAAGCTGATGGAGGCCCTGCACCCCCAGCTATACAACAAGACCCTGGTGGCCACCCACACCTGCCGGAACTGGGAAGAGGTGTCAGCCAAGTTCAGACACATCCATAACCCCTTCGTGGAGGCTGCTGTATGCTAATAGAATCAGTGATGTTTTTTCAGCCTGTTTCTATTAAGACAGACGGAAGACGGTCACCCCTGATAACCTCCGCCACGAACAAGACTCACGACATTGAACGCGACGATCTTGTGATTAAAATTCGCCAAAAGGGGTTCGAGCATTACACTCATGTGACCCTGATGAACACTTGCTGGTTTATCCCCGTGGAGGTATCCGATGCACCCAGCGCAAGCAAAGCTAATCCTGCAGGAGAAGCGAAAGCGCGAGTCAAACGTAATACCGTGGCTCCAGTCAAGCTTCCCTCAGCAGACTAAATTTATACAAGACCCCTCGCGGCTCAAGGCAGCCCTCTGCACCCGCCGCGCAGGTAAGTCTTTTGGAATGGGTGAGTACGCTTGTCAGACCTGTGTGCAGTACCCCAATAGCTCAGTCATCATCATCGGCTTGACCCGTGAATCCATCAAGCGGATTTACATCAAGGATGTTCTGATGGTGATCAACCAGCGCTACAGACTGGGCGCAACATTCAACCGCACTGAGCTTAGTATGAACTTCCCCAACGGGTCGGTCTTGTACATGGTGGGTGCGGACTCCGATGAATCAGAAATGCTTAAGCTTCTTGGTCAAAAGTTTCGACTTGTGATTATCGACGAGTCATCCATGTATACAAACATCGATCAGCGCGAACTGGTGTATGCGATCCTCAAGCCCGCCGTGGCTGACTATCGCGGCACAATCGCAATGATAGGTACGCCGTCCAACTACACAAACTCCCTGTTCTACGACATCACGACGGGGACCGAGGGGGGTTGGGCTGTTCACACATGGTCGGCGTTGGACAACCCACACGTCAGAGACAACGTACAAGAAGATATTGAGTTCCTTAAAACGAATCAGCCCGGTGTTGAACTGACCCCACGGTTCAGGCAGCACTGGCTTGGAGAATGGTATGTTGACCTCTCTGCTTTGGTTTACAAGTACGATCCCCTACTCAACAATGGAAAGTCTTTGCCTCATGATAACATATACCACTATGTTCTTGGCGTAGACTTAGGATATGAAGACGCCACATCGTTTGTTGTTGGCGCATACAGTTACCACGACCCCAAGCTCTACATCGTGTACGCACAAAAAGAATCCAAGATGCTCTTGACCGACGTGGCCGAGAAGATCAAATCGCTGCAAGAGCGTTACGCGATAGCCAACATTGTGATCGACGGCGCGTCTAAGCAGGCGGTTGAGGAGATCAAACAGCGGTACGCACTACCCATACAGGCCACTGAGAAGCAGCACAAGCGGGACTTCATCGAGATCATGAACACTGACCTGCAGACCGGCAAGATACAGATCCTGCCCGGATGTGAGGATTTGATCGAGGAGTGGCAATACCTGATATGGGACGAGAAACAACGCAAGGCAGGCAACTGGATAGAAAGCGCGACATGCGAAAACCACGCAGCGGATGCTGCATTGTACATGTGGCGCTGGTGCTACAATTACGTATCCCAACCGAAGCCCGTCATACGGACAGAAGAACAAAAGCTGGACGACTGGTGGGAAGCGGAAGGACAAGAGATAGAAACACAAAAGACAGGAGATGACGGATGGTTGAACTTCTGAAACTTATCGACGCTCTGCGGGAACGCGGGGCCATTAAGATATCTACTCCCGAAGTATCTGTCGAGTTTGCCGCCCCCCCGGCAGCCCCGATCGTTGTTGAGGAGCCTGAGGCGGTGATACAAAGCCCGCCCATGAGTGCAGCTGAGCTTGAAAGGCTCTTGTATGCCGAAACTACCAAAATGTGAGGGTCTAAATGGCAGATATCCCAGTCATAAATTACGGGCAGGCCGCTGAATCGACCTGCAACCCGCGCTGGTGGAAAGAGAAGTCCCAGGAGATTTACAAGCATATATTCGGCTACCTGAGAAATCTCGATCAGAACCAAGCCGCTCGAAGACTCCAGTGGCTACAGTTTGCCCGGTTGTACCAGAACCAGAACCCCACAGGGTTTTTCAACAACGTTGGTGCTAGCGGCATCGGGTCCATGGGCCTCAAAGACGTACCGGCAGTCAACGTGGTCAAGTCGTGCATCGACACCGCCACAAGCAAGATCGGCAAGTCTAGACCGCGTCCCTTGTTCCTGACAGACGACGGCACGTACTCGCAACAACAACGCGCCAAGAAGCTGACCCAATTCATGGATGGGCAGTTTGACGCGATGGAACTCTACTCTAAGGCCGCCTCGGCATTCCGGGATGGCGGTATCTTCGGCACCGGTATCCTTAAGTTCTACGTGGACAAGGATCGCGGCATGGTCAACTGTGAGAAGGTCTTGGTAGACGAAATCAAGGTGGACGACGGCGAGGCGATCTACGGAAAGCCCCAGCAAATTCACCAATGTAAGTACGTCAACCGCGATGTTTTGATTGAGATGTTCCCCAAATACGAGGGAGCGATCAGAGCGGCCCCGCTGGCGTTTACGACGCTCCCAGGACAGACCACCACCCCCGATCTAGTCAAGATTGTTGAGAGCTGGCACTTACCTTCAGCCAAGGACGCTGACGATGGACTTCATGCGATCAGTATTGAGACATGTACGCTCTTTAGTGAAAAGTATACTAAGCTCTATTTCCCGTTCGTCTTCTGGCACTGGACTCCCCGTGTCGCTGGATTTTGGGGTATGGGACTCGCCGAAGAACTGTTTGGTACTCAACTCGAAATCAGTAAGCTCCTTCGAAACATACAGCTTGCAATGCACCTCGTGGCAGTGCCCAGGGTGTGGATCGCAAACGGTTCGGTTGTCTCTACGTCCCATATCAACAACGAAATCGGGTCAGTGGTCAAGTATACTGGTGTCGAGCCCAAGTTTTTTACACCAGCCGCTATGTCAGCTGAAATCTACGAGCATCTTAGGTGGCTCATTAGTTCAGCTTATGAACAGACAGGAATTAGCCAACTATCTGCAACATCTCAAAAACCAGCCGGGCTTGAATCTGCTGTCGCACTTAGAGAGTACCAAGACATCGAGTCAGAGCGATTTCAAGTTGTTGGACAAAGATGGGAAGAGTTCTTCCTAAATGCGGCCAAGATCATCGTTGATATGACCAAGGACATGTACACAGACAACAAAGTCAACCCCAAGATGAAAGTCGCGGGCAAGGGCTTCATGTCGTCGGTCAAGTGGTCTGAGGTCAATATGAACGAGGACCAGTATATCCTTCGCTGCTTCGCGGCTAACATCCTGCCCACCCAGCCCGCAGGTCGTCTGCAGAAGGTTCAGGAGCTTGTACAGGCCAGCTGGATCACGATGGAAGAGGGTCGCAAGTTGGTTGACTTCCCAGACATCGATTCTGTGATGAATAAAGAGCTGTCCAGTACAGATCTCACAATGAAGATGATCGACAGCATCCTTGATAAAGGTGTCTGGATGAGTCCTGAGCCCGAGATGAATCTGGAAGAGGCACGAGTCACTGCCCAGAAACGAATCATAGAGGCCAAGCTACACAACGTAGACGAGGACCGCATCGACATGTTGACACGATGGGCCGAGGCTGTCAAGGCCATGCTGCCCGCCCCCGAACCTGAAGAGATGATGGTAGGCCCAATGGCTAACCCTGAAGGGCTACCTACATCAGACCTCATACCGAATGTTGTGCCTCAATAATAGGAGAAACTAATGAGCACAGAATCAGCACCCGTATCCGCCCCAGCACCACAGGCCGCCCAAGCACCAGCCGCTCCTGCAGCACCCGCACCACAAGCGGACCCAGGACTAGACTCCAGGCTTGCTAACCTGTCTAAGCGGGAAAGAGAGATCCAACAGCAAATGGCTCAGTTAAAGCAGGAGAAGCAGAACCTTGTTCCTAAGAACGAGCTGGCCAACCTGTGGAAAACAGACCGCAACAAGCTGAGGGAACTCCTGGGTGCAAGCCCTGACGAACTTCCAGACCTCAAGGCTCCTGAGGCTGATGACCCCGTCAAGTCTCTCAAGCAAGAGATCGAGGACATGAAGCGTCAGCGCCAGACTGAGGACCAGCAGAAAGCAATAAACGAGGTCAAAGGCCAGATTAACAGCGTCATATCCCAAGACAAAGATGCGTATGAGTTAATTCACGCATTCGACGCTAGTGAGATGGTTTTTGACTTGCTGCTTGACCACTACAAAGAGCACAACGAAGAGTTGGACTACGCTGTAGCGGCCCAGCAAGTTGAGAAGTACCTTGAAGATCAGGTCAAGCGTGCTTCTGGTACTAAAAAGATTGGTAGCCTATTCCAACCAAGCCAGAGTCAAGGAAAAGAGCCAGCACCCACCTTGACAGGATCAATGGTTTCCAGTCCTGTTTCCGGCACGCAACGCAGATTGACCCCAGAAGAGTCGATTGCAGAAGCGGCCAAACTGATCAAGTGGACCTAATTTACAACAACATTCTTTAATTTGGAGTTCCTATGGCTTTGGATATGACGACTTTCGATGCAGCGTTAATGTAAATCGGCGCTGGATAAATTCTCTCTGATTGACTTGGACCCCCGGCAGCGGGAAACAGGGCGGAAGCTTCGGCACCGTGAACGACTAAGTGAGAGAACCCCTCACGGGGATGCGATAGTCTGAACTCCGCGTATAACATACGAAGGTGGAGAGGGGTATTCGAAGCAGTACCCCCCGCTCATTTGAGCGAGTAACAAAATGTGAAGCAACACTACACAGACGACATGGTTATGAACTTGGTGTTCAAGGATAACCCCCTGTTAGCATTGATGTCTAAGATGGAGTCGTTCGGTGGTAAGAACCTCCCGATCCCTCTGATCTACGGTAACCCTCAAGGCCGGTCGGCAACATTTGCCACCGCTCAATCTGTGGGCGCTAGTTCTAGCTCGGCTATTACAGACTTTGTCTTGACCCGCGTCAAAGACTACTCGATTGCTACAATCGACAACGAAACCCTCGAAGCATCCAAGGGCAACGCTAACGCCTTTATGGAAGCTGCCACTACAGAGATTAACTAGTCAGTCTCTCTCCGCAGTAATGCGGATGCACAAACGGGGCAAAAACGGTGAAAAATCTGCGGATTACTCCCAGGTCAATACCGTGCTAAATCGGACTCGTAAAACAGCCGATCAGTGTAGAGCATAGTGAGTGAACCCATGAATATGGAATATAACCTCACCACGAGTGTCCCGCTCCTTAACCGGATGAAAAGGTATGCCGACCAATGGAAATGAAAATCTGTATAACGTGCTGCCAGAATAAACTGAAAGTGGAGTTTAATTCTAAGCAGAGCCGGTGTAAAACCTGCCAATCTGAATACAAGAAAACCTATTACGCTAATAATAAGGCCCACATAAATAAAAAAAGTGAGCTTTGGCGTCAGGCGAACCCCGAACGTAATCGGGAGTTAAAACACGCCTGGGAGTATAGGGACCGTGATGCTTTACGTAAAAAGCGTCGCGTTATTGAGGCCCAGTGGCGCAAGTCCAAGCCCCAGTACCGAATAGCGCTAAACATTCGTCGCCGCCTCAACCATGTACTACATGGGCGCAGCAGTGCCGGGTCACAAGAGCTACTCGGGTGTTCGTATTTGACCTTGCAGGACTACATCGAGTCGTTATTTCAGCCGGGTATGACTTGGGATAATTATGGCCAGTGGCACATTGACCACATTTACCCATTGTCAAGAGTAGATTTGTCCGATCCTGAGCAGTTGCGCCGGGTGTGTCATTACACAAACCTGCAACCTCTTTGGGCGAAAGACAATCTCACGAAAGCGGCAAAGATTTTAGGATCTATTGAACTAGGGGATAAAAAGCCCTTAGGGTAACAGCGCCGTGACGGCGCGATCAATAGCTTGACCCGCTCGCTCGCAATCGCCCTGTACCGCAATGGTTCGGGCGCAATCGGTCAAGTCAACGCAGAGCCCTCTGAGGCAGCCACCACAGTCATCACACTGAAAGAGTCTAACGATGTGACCAACTTCGAAGTCGGTATGCAGGTTGTTATCTGGTCGGCAGAGACTGGCGGATCGCAGCGTACTACTGACGGGTCGGACAACACATGGCTGATCACGGCAGTTGATCGCTCTGGCGGGATAATCACTCTGGACGACGCATACACCTCGTCTGGTACGATCGCTCAGAATGACTACATCTTCGTTGATGGTGACCGGGGCGCTAAGCTGAAGGGTCTGGACGCTTGGGTACCTGCTTCGGCTCCTAGTGCTACATCGTTCTTCAGCGTTGACCGTTCGGTTGATACTGTCCGTTTGGGCGGTAACCGCTACGACGGTTCGGCTCTCCCAATCGAAGAAGCTCTGATCGAAGGTGCCGCTCGAGCAGCCCGCGAAGGTGCTAAGATCGACCACTACTTTGTCAACTACGACACTTATAGCGAACTCCAGAAGGCTCTGGGCGCTAAGGTTCAGTACGTGGACCTGAAAGCCACTGCAGAGATCGGTTTCCGAGGCATCCAGATCAACGGACCACGCGGTCCAATCAACGTCGTCCCAGATCAAAACTGCCAGTCTGACGTGGCGTGGGGCCTCCAGTTGAACACCTGGAAACTCTACTCGCTCGGCAAAGCTGTCCGAGTCATCGACACTGACGGTCTGCAGATGCTCCGTCAAGCCTCCAGCGACGGCGTGGAAGTTCGGTACGGCTTCTACGGCCAAATCGGCTGCAGAGCGCCCGGATACAACATTAGGGTAACACTTTAAGGTACTTACGGCTCCTCACTAATAAAACGCTAAAGTTAGTTCTATGGCTAACCGATAAGCTAATTAGAAAGTGAGGTGCCTAATGGGTTCCGGTAGAAAAGGCCAGATCCGCAATACAGAAGACATTACCGGCCAAAAGTTCGAGCGCTTAACGGCGCTTCGAGCCGTGGGCAGCAAATATAGTCAGGCGGGCGCAATGCTCGGCAAGCTATGGGAATGTCAATGTGAGTGCGGTAACCTTCGTACCGTGCTGCGCAAACATTTGGGTCGAGTCACGAAAGAGTGTGAGAGTTGCGTCTTAGCTAGACGCCCCCACAATCTTCGGGGGTACAAGCGCCGGCCTACATATACGCCAATCATGGCGTCTGTGCGGGTAAAGATGGGGCTGTATCAACGCAAGCGACGCGCAAAGTGTCGAAAATTTGCGCTAACCGTACAACAAGCCTATTCGCTGTTCACCGGCACATGTTATTATTGTGGTGTGGCCCCGGATTTGACCGGACCCACAATACCTACAAGCCGGTTAAATGGAATCGACCGAGTAGACCCACAAAGAGACTACGAAGCAGATAATTGCGTTAGTTGTTGTAAATATTGTAATTATGCAAAAAACGACATGACAACCGACCAGTTTTTCTCTCTAGTTTCTCGTATCGCTAAGCAGCATAACTTGTAATTTTTAACTAGAGGGGGGTTGTCCCCCTCTTTCTTCCTGTTGGGGTGGAGAGCCCCGTGGAGTGATTATGGCTAATAATTATTTTTGGGGTGTACAATCCCGCTCCCGCGAAGTCAAGATGATACATGGTAAGGTAGCGATCGGCTCTACTGGCGCACCCACCCTTGACACTGCAGCGAGTCTTGGTATCGCATCTATCGTCCGGGACAACACCGGCCTATACACGGTGACCCTGGCTCAAAAGTTCCCCTACTTCCTGAACGCCCACATATCGTTGCTTGATGACGGTATCGCCCAGAACACAGGCTTTCAGTTGATATCTGAGGGCGTAGCCAGCACCAAGGAAATCAAATTCCGGTGCGTAGCTGCTACCAACTCCTCGACCACTACCCTGATAGCGGCAGAACTTCCAAGCGGCTGTACCCTGTATCTGACGTTTCTGCTTCAGAACACCTCGGTACGCTAAGGGGGCTTTATGATGCTTCCCTGGAAACCTAAGCCCGGTGCCGCCGTAGGTAAGCCTGGGTTTGTGCAGCAAATGAAGGAGCCGGGTCCGCCTGACTTCAACATGAATGACTACGTGAAGGATGGTATCAACATGGCCGCCCAGAAACTGATTGACGGAGTTCGCTCCGGTGACACAGAATCGGTGGTCAAATCTCTTCGTAACCTGTTAGCCCTGATGGACACAGAAGAAGATACCAAAGAAGATTAACGGGCGTTATGGGGCCCTTCGGGGCCCTTTTTTCATTTGGAGTTGCTATGGCTGTTACTTTGACGAATCTTACCGACCGGGCCAAGCAAATGGCGGATTTGGTTGGTAGTAACTTTGTATCATCGGCAGAATGGACTACCTGGATTAACTCAGGGTTCATGGAACTTTACGACATTGTGGTAGGTGCCTACGAAGACTACTTCACAACGTCAACAACTGCAACTATTAGCTCGGGTAGCTCGTTTGCACTACCTGCGGCCTTCTATAAGCTAAGAGGAATCGACTACGCTATCACAGGGGACGCCTACCTAAACGTCCCTCAGTACAACTTTAACGATAGAAATCGCCAATTATATTGGACGTATAGCTCACGGGGTAATGACTCTGTGCGTAGATACCGGCTGATAGCGGACAACGTGGAGATCACCCCAGAAGATAGATCATCCGGCACCTATCGCATCTGGTACGTCCCAGCGGCCACCGCCCTGTCGTCCGGTTCAGACACGATTCCTACCGCGCTTAGTAAAGCAGGCTGGGAGGAATACATCGTTCTTTACGCCGCCATAAAGGCCAAGCTAAAGGGCGAGGAGCAAGTGACCGATATGGAGAACCAGAAGGCGGCCCTAGCGCAGCGAATCGTATCGATGTCCGCTAACCGCAATGCGGACCAACCCGAACGCATAACTGACCTAGCTCAGTCTGTCAGATATGGGGAGTGGAATTTTGATTAAGGCATTCAAGAAGATAGCCCAGACACAGCCGG